ATTAGCTGTATTTCCTTTCAGGTATACCACTATCAGGTGCAAGCCCACTTATATTTGAAGGAAATACAGCTAATGACCATGAAACAACATTAGCGATTACTGACCCTACAGCTGATAGAACTATAACTTTACCAAATTCTTCAGGAACAGTATCTTTGATTACTGCTACTGAAACATTAACAAATAAAACATTAACTACTCCCGTAATAAATGTGGGTAGTGATGCAACTGGTGACATGTATTATAGAGATTCAAATGGAGATTTGGAACGTTTAGCTCCAGGAACATCAGGACACTATTTAAAAACGGTCGGTTCTGGTAATCCACCTCAATGGTCTGAATTAATAATAGATACATATTCCAGTGTTAAGACGAGTGATTTTACAGCTTCACTATCTTATATATATCCTATTAAGGGAACAAATGTAACTGTTACTTTACCCGAAATAACATCAAGTAACCAAGGAAAAGATATTACATTCATTAATCTAAATAATAACGTGTCATCTACAGATAAATATTTACTTATGCCTGCAGAAAAACAAAAAATAGTGGAATCTAGTATGTTAAAGGATTACGTAAAATTTACTAATTCTTATGGACTAAAAAAATTAAAATCTGTATATTTTACAGATGATAGTTTAAATTATACAATTACAAATAGAGGTAGTGGTTATAATTCTACTAGTAATGTTCCCGTTGTACAAATAACTGGTGGTAATGGTTCCAATGCCTATGTTTCATTAAGCGTTATAACAACTACTTCGGCACCAATAGCATCATTAACTGTAACGGATTCCGGTTCAACTAGTTATCAAAACAGTTACCCACCAACTGTTTCAATATCAGGTAGTGGTGCGGGATTTGAAGGGGAAGCAATAATTTCTGGAGGTAGTTTAACTGGAATATTAGTAATAAATCCAGGACAGGGATATTCTAATACATCATCTGTAAGTATAGATGGAACTTCGGCGACTGGCGTTGGTGGTGCTCCCAATGTTTCAATCACTTTAGTATCGGCTGGAGGTTTACAGATAACTTCACAAAGCGGAGGTTCAAACTATACTAGTGATCCAACTATATCTGTAACAGGAGGTTCAGACGGTTCTAATTTTAGTATTACTGCAACTAGAAATAAGGGTTATTGGTATGCTATGTAATTAATTACTATAGGCCAATCCCGCCATACCTGATGTTATTTTAAGCAAGTTATAGTTAACAGCATAAACTTTAATTTTTCTGGGTCCTTCGTCTAATGACCTATCTTTATCAAATATAAAATTAAGTTGTGGAGACTCTAAACGTGAAAAATTACATGTTCCATTAGGTTGATAATTATTAGCATCTAAAGCAAATGAGTAAGTATATACGTATTTATTCGGACCTCTACTAAAATGATTATATGGTTGAATAGTTCTAAAATAATCGGCACTTCTCGAACCAAATCTATCTATACCTTCTAATATGAGTTTACATTGTTCAAATGTATCTCCGAGTTCTCTAGATGCATATTTAAATATTGCATTTCCGGTAGTTGAATTTATTTCTATATTTTCATTTCTAACTATTACCCAATATAAATTTTTAACAGGATGATTAAAATGTAAATCCACAAAAATATTCGTATTTTCACCCGAAACTTCTTTTTCTGTATACTGTGTCTGCTCAATTAGATATTCATGACTTGATTGAGCAAATATTCGTCTTTCTTTATTATCTAGATAAATATAATCAGACCATATTAAACATTTATTTATTTTAGCAATATTACCTTCAGTATCTAGAATTTGAGAGCCAAGTACTATATCTGACTTAACTATTTCACTTATATTTCTTAATTTAACTATAATACTAACTTCATGATATTGTAAAGAAATTAAAGGTATAGATAAACCAGGGTTTCTATTAAACCAAAAATATAGAGGAATATAAAATCTTTTATATTGATTTGTAGAGGTATTAGATGTTGCATTTTTTTCTATGCTACCTTCTGTATTAAAATAACCTATCATTCTATTATATAGTTTTTTCTTTGATTCTGACATATGTAGTTCACTATGTATATCAGACCATTCTGAAAAGTATTTATCTATAGTTTGTCTTCCAATTTGTAATTCGACACTTTCAATTAATGCATTTGCAACACCATTAACATAGCCTACATATCTTGAAGTTGAAGAATTATTGGTTTGTTCTTGTTGTAATGTTGGCAATTCAATCTCAATATACATATCTCTAAGTAAATCACCTGATTTATTAATAATACATTCAACATTATCCCCAAATTTTACATCACCAGTAAAGATATTGGATTTAGATTCAATAGAGAAATTGGTGTATCTCTTGTAAACATTTTTAAAAAAAGTAATCTGGGGATTACCAGTTAAAATAATATCTTGATTACCTATAGCTGATAATTGTAAAAGTCCTCCAGTCATATAATATAATAATATATAAAAGTAAAGAATAATTAGCGTGTTTAGATAAAGTTTTTCATAATTAGTGAAATTTCTTTATCATATTTTTTTTTTCCACTATAGAAAACTTTTACCTTTTTAAAATCAAAAATTTTTTTGGACATTTTAATAATTTTTTGTTTATTAATATTCATATTAATTGTATATTTTTCGACATTGGTAAAAGGTTTTTGATTCCATAGAACATATTTTGAGTATTGTCTAAGTTTAATTCCAGGGTCTCTATTTAGTTTTGAATTAAGGTGTTCCATTTGTACGTCACTTTGAAATTTTTTAATTTCATTGTTGTCTATTACATTAGTTTTTAATAAACTTAATTGGTTCATAATTATTTCAATAACTTTAGTAACATTTTTATGTAAAACCTGTGTACTAAATGAAATATAACTAAATGTATTAGACGTTTCATCCAATTCAATATCAGACTCTATACTATAAACTAATCCAGACTCTCCTCTTAATCGTTTATATAATCTAGAATCTAATCCATTAGTTAGTAAATTTAATATAGCAAAAACCGTATATTTATTAATATCAAATTTACCCATATTTATTTTGAAAATTATAAAAATATTTGTGGACATTACATTATTATTTTTAACATAAAAAATTTTTGTATCATTTTTATATTTTTTAATAGTAGGAAATTTATTAATGAAACCAGTTTTTTTTATTTTACTAAATTTTTCGGTGATAACTTTAATAATTTTATTATCATACTCACCTGAAATAGATAGTAAAGTATTATTTGTATTATAATATTTTTTATGGAATTCTAATAAGTTTTCTGGTTTAATTTTATATGTATTTTTTATATTATGTTTTTGTGATAATTCTCTAATATGATTTGGAAATAATTCTAAATTAATTTTTTCCTTTAGTTTAATCCAACCATCATTTAATATAATATTAATTTCTTCTATAATTGCATTTCTTTCTTGTTCAAAATATTTGTTATCTACAGTAAAATTTGTAATTAAATTATAGAAAATATCTAACATAAATTCTAAATATTTACTTTGTCCTTTTAGACTATATGTAGTTGTATTATAATTAACATAAGCATCTGATTCTATACCTAATAATTCTAGTTTTTCTAATAATACATATGATTCTGGATATTTTTTAGATGTAAATGCACCATACATATGCTCCAGAAAATGTGTAATTTCTAATGTATTTGGATTAAGAGTTTCTAAGTCACTACCAACATTGAATGATAATTGTAGATACACAATTTTGGTATTTTTAGCAGGAATTGATAAAAATTTAATTTTATTAGGCAACACTTTAAGTGTATATTTATCCATTATTATATTATGATATTTAAAATCTATTAAATATTTTTAAAATAGATAATAAGTAATTCATCACTTAAATATTAAATATAGATGATTATTTATTAATATTATTAAAATAAATCATAATATTAATGAATATAGAAATTAAAAATAATTTTATTATTTTATTTAAAAATAATAAATTATACAAAAACTCTAAAACATTTAAAAAACAACTATTAGATTTATTCTTAAAAAATACAAGATGTATTTTATATACTAAAAAAGAAAAAGAATATATAGAAAATATATTAAAAACACATTGGGAATTAGGTTTAAATAAAATAAAATTGGTTTACAATTCACATGTAAAATATAAAATAAATTTTGAATATATAGAGGAGACAATATTAGATTGTGAAAGAAAAATTAACTATAAAAAAATATTCACCAAGCATTATTACTATGAAATGGAATCAATAAAATATAATAATATAAATCTTTTATTAAATAACTTGAAAAAAAAATGTATACTCATAGGTAAGAATAAAAACTATAATTGTAATAAATATTTTAGCAATGAAGAACTTAAGTTTTTATTATTGTCACCATTAATTCTTGATGAATTTATAGAAGATGATATATTAGATAATGTAAATTTATCATGAGTTTATATTTTATAATAATAATATACACTATTTTTAATTAAAAAATATGTTTTTTTATTTGCTTCAAAATTCATCCATTATAAAAAATCAAAAAAATATACATAAACACATTAGTACTTTAATTTATGGGTCATTGATTTATATTATTATTCACGCTTTTTTTAGTTGTAAAAAAGATAATATTTTTTTTAATAATTTAACTAAATATTTTTGGATTATTTTTATATTAGATTGTATAGCAGTTTCATTTACATTTATTATGAATGATAATGGTTCATTAGTGTTTGATAATACTTTAAAATTTAATGTTAATGCAAAAAATAGTTTTAAAGAAATTAAAAAAGATATTGATGATTTAAAAATTAAAAAAAAAATAAAATTAGATGAAACCCAATTAAAAATAAAAAAAAAAATTATTAATAATGAGGAGAATTTAGAAAATAGTAGTGACCATAATTTTAAAAATTTACCAAATATTGAAGAAGTCCCTTTAGCAACAAATAAGTCTATTGATTTAATTACTAAAAAAACAATGAATAAAATAAATTTAACTTTGGATAAACCTGTATATTCAGCTGGGTCAGATAGTGATTCCATAAATGATTCTGAATTGGGTTCCGACTTAGATGATTTTGAAAAATCGTTACAACAAGAATTTAGTGTTAAACCTTGATAACTTGATCCTTCCATTTGTAACATTTATTATCTTCGTCAAATTTAAGGTATTTAATATCTATTATTTTACAGTCATCTTTATTATAACTAACATCAGAAGATTTATTTAATTTATTTGTTTTAACTAAAATAGTTAATACTTTAATAATTTTTAATTTATTATCATTACTAGTTTCATTAGTTTGTTCATTAACATATTCATTAATTTTATTAATCTTTAATTTATGTTCTAATTTATTCCAAGTTCTAGAATATAAATTAATTCTTTTAGAATCAATAAAATCTTCTAATGTTTTAGTATTGCTAATTTTAGTTGATTTAGTTTCTAAATTATTATGTTTTTGTTGGATAGTTTTTAACCTATCTTCTAAAGAGAGATTCATATATATATATTCTCATATATCTCTTATATCCTTTTCAATTTTATTTTATTCTTATCTATTACATTATCTATGATACCATGTTTAACAATATTATCAGCTATTAAATTATCATATAATTTTCTTAATTTTATAAATATTTTAATATGATTATTTGCATAGAATTTATGACTCAAATGTAAGTTATTATCTTTATAAAGAATATTATAATAAATATCATCAAATGTAGTATCTAAATCATATGTATAAAAGTCTAAGTATGTACGCCAATTAAAATTTTGTATATTTAATACATTTTTATCATTGAGATTGATCATATAAAGTTGTAAATTTTCATGTTCGTATATTTTTTTTATCAACTTAATATTATCTAGATTATAATTATTAGTTAGGTAGTCTGTAACATATGTGTTGTTTATATTTGTAATTGAATAATTAACTTTTACTAATGGAAATTGTGTATGATGTTTTAAATAAATATATGAATGATTTAATAATATTTTTTTAGGATTTCGTGGTTTAGGTGTATAATAGTAGATAAATATAAATCCAATATAAGTTATATTTGATTCACGCTTTAATAGTTGTTTATCTTGTTTATTAATCCCAACATTAACCTTTCTTTTAATAGTTATTTTGGAACTCATTGTATTTTTTATAAAAAAAAATTATAATTTCAATTTTATAAAAAAATATAATATAATAGTAAAGTAATGAGAGTTATTATACTAATATGTATTGTTCTACTAATATATATACTTAATAATAAATACGATAATTTTGTACAATCACCTAGAAATAGTCATAAATATATTTTAGATGGTTGTACTAAAATAGAATTAGATAGATTGGTAAACTTTATATTAGAATCATTAAATAAAGACATGGGAGTTTCTTACAAAATATTAGAATACGAAAAGATTTCTAAAAAAGTGTACCCAAACTTAAATAAACATTATAAAATTTTAATGGTTGTCTATGAAAGTAAAAAATTTATTTCCAAAAAGGTATTATTAGATTTTATTCATATTAAAAATTGTAATAAATTAAAACTATTATCTATAAAATTAGTTGGTTCATATGAATATATACTTAAACATCCTAAATCAACATCTAATGTTATATCTGTATGTAATATTAATCAAAAAGCTATTGGAGATGATAAGTCCAGTTTAGAATATTCATTCTTATCTAATAAAGAAAAATTAGAATATACAAATCGGTGCAATCTTACTAATTGGATATTGCCAAAAAATATGGATTGTATCTATAAAGAACATTCTAATCAATTTCCATGTCGCAAACAACAAAAATGGTGGAATAAAGATAGTATTCATGACACACAATGTGAAACATCTAAATGTAAAGGCATTAATACATCAACTATAAAACGAGAATATATTCCAAGTTTAAATCCTACAGTTGTAGGTAAATCAAATGAAAATGAAGAATATAATTGGTTATTTAGTAATGTAGAAGGCGTTTAATTAATATTCTTGTTCACTTTCTTCATTTGGAACTATATTAGAATTTACATTATTACTATTATTTACATTATTACTATTATTTACATTATTACTATTATCTAAATTATTACTATTATTTAAATTATTGTTATTATTTAAATTATTGTTATTTTTTTCCTCCATTTTTTTTTGTCTAATATGTCTTTCAATTCTATTTTTTTTTAGTTGTTCTATTTTTTGTTCATATTCTAACAGTTCTTTTTCTCTTTTTATTTTACGTCTATTATAATCTATTTTATATTTTATAATTAATATAATAGCTGCAATAAGTCCAATTAAATTATAAATATATGGAACTTTATAACTAAAAATATTTGCAATAAATCGTTTGAAACCGTTCTTTTTAAGATTTACAAATGGTGCGGTATATCCTTCAAATGGAAATTTAAATTTCCTGTTATAATTACTAGTATCTATGATGGAGCATTTGTTGTCATCTGTACTACATATAATACTCCCATATAGAATATTAGAACATCCTAAGCATAGTGTCAAAATGAGTGTCTCTATAAATCCTAATAGAAATGTAGATGCAATAGATATTATAAGCAACACAATTATAATAAAAATCATATATTATATAATAAGATTTTTACTTCAAGAAAACATAAAAATTGAATTAAAGACATATTTATTTTATATGTTAATTATGATTTCATCACACAAAAACTGCTATACTAAATTAGTTAAAGATATAGATTTAAAACAATTAATTTATGATATTCTTAAAAATACGGATTGTAATTTAAACTATAATAATGATTATGAAAAAGTTATTGAAATGGTATTTAATCTATATGATACTGTAAATCCCTATATTAAAGAGTCTGATTTACAGAATTATAAAAATTATGTATTATCTAAAATATCTGAATTATTAAGTTTAAAAAAAACTAGTTTTAAAATAGATTATACCCAGGAAGATATTAACAAAATTTCATTTCAAGTAGAATCGTTAAAATTATTACCGCAACCAGAACAAAGAACTGATGATTGGTATAAATTTAGAAATAATAGATTAACTGCAAGTGATTTAGGGACTGTTGTAGGAACAAATCCATATTCATCTTTAAATAAATTAATCCTAAAAAAATGTGGACACGAAGAACCATTTAAAATTAATGCTGCTATAACACATGGTGTAAAATATGAAGATGTAGCAATTGCTATTTATGAATTAAGAAATAATGTAAATGTGTTTGAATTTGGATGTCTACCACATCCTAAAGTAGATTTTTTTGGAGCTTCACCTGATGGTATATGTGATAAATCTAGTAAAAATAAAAATTATATAGGAAGAATGTTAGAGATAAAATGTCCAACTAAAAGACCTATTACAGGATTCCCACCAGAATACTATTATGCTCAAGTTCAAGGCCAATTAGAGGTTTGTGATTTGGAATATTGTGATTTTTTAGAGTGTAAGATTGTAGAATGTTCAAAAGAAGAATGGTGTAATGATGGTGATAATTTGTATCAAGATAATGGGATGGAGAAAGGCATTTTAGTAGAAATTTATGATAATTTACTATTAAAATCTAAATATGAATATATACCTTTAGGTACATCTATAGATAAATTTGAAAAATTCCAAGATGATATTATAAATAAAGTATGTAATGACAGTAATTTAGATTATGTAGATACACTTTTTTGGAAGTTAGAAGTATACGAATGTACTTTAATCAATAGAGATAAAAAATGGTTTTCAGATGCTTTAATAAAAATTAAATCTTTTTGGGATAGTGTATTAAATCATAGAAAAATAGGTTATGAAAGTTTATTACCCAAAAAAAAAAATAAAAAAATATACGATACTTCTTTAGATTATGAAAAAAATAACAAAAAATATCAGTTTTTGGATTAAATATTATCATATTTATATTTTAATATAAGTAATGCTGAATTTTGTAAGGCTGTAATAATATTAGACACTATTAATGGTATTGAATTTATTAAAAATCCATAAACCAAAAATAAAATAGATGTCATTATAGCTAAAATTATAAAAATACTTGATATTTGGTCAGTTTGTTTTAGTTTTATTACTTTATAAAGTTGTGGGACTAAAATTAAGCATAAAAAAACTCCACCAACATATCCAACTGCGTCATATTTATTTGTATCCATTATATATTTAGTGTATATCTATCTTTAATTAGTTATATAAATAATTATATACAATATATGGGTCTGATATTACCTTTTCTTTATCAATATTTTTCTTTTCAGCTAATAATTTACACAATTCATAATATACTAATTTAAGAAATTTAGTATCTTCATTCGCTCTATGTAAATTCTTACTTTTTATTTTAAAATAAATAAGTAAAGATTTTAAATTATAACTCGGTAATTGTGGCAATAATTTTTTGGCCAATAAAAGTGTATCTATATGTTTCCATTGATAAATATATTTTGTATATCCATAAGTTTGCAATATTCTATTTAAGAATAATTTATCAAATCCATCATTATTATGTGCTATAAAAAACTTATTACCATATTTTTGATTAATAAAATCTAGTATTTTAGTCATTTCATCACATAGTGGAGGTGCGTTTTTAACCATTTCTTGAGATATTCCTGTAATTTTTTCAATTTTCTGGATAATTTCCTTCTTAGTGTTAATCAAACTAGATATTTCTTGATTATCATATGCAAAAGCATATTCTATAATATCATCATGAAATTGATTTAATCCAGTAGTTTCAAAATCGTAAAATATACAATAATTTTTTTGCAGCAAATTCCATAAATAATCCATTTATACATTTTGTACAAATAATTAATAATCAATTTTATTAAAAATAATTAATTAATTAGTTTATAGAAATATTTAATTAATTAAATAAGTTTAAAATTGAAAAAATATATAATTTATATTTTATGAAAAACGAAAGTATGGAGATTATGAATGTAATAAAACGTAATGGAGATATGGAGGAAGTGTCATTTGATAAGGTTTTAAGACGAATAAAAAATTTATCTTTAAATTTAAATGTTAATCCTACAATAATCGCTCAAAAAATATGTAATCAAATATATAATAACGTAACTACAACTGAATTAGATGAATTAGGTGCCCAATTATGTGCTTCAATAACTACCGATAATCCAGATTACGGTATATTAGCTTCTAGAATAATAATATCTAATATGCAAAAAAATACTTCGCCATCATTTTCAGAAGCAATGTATATATTATATAATAATAAAGATGTACTTGGCAATAAATCATCTTTAATTAGTGAAAAAATTTATAAAATGGTAATGGATAATAAAGAAAAATTAAATAATGTTATAAAATATGAAAGAGATTTCAGTTTTGATTATTTTGGGTTTAAAACATTAGAAAAAAGTTATTTGATGAAAGTTAATAAAAAAATTGTAGAACGCCCTCAACATATGTTAATGAGAGTTTCTTTAGGGATTCATCAAGACGATTTTAAAGAAGCTATTGAGACCTATAATTTAATGTCTGAAAAATATTTTATTCATGCTACTCCTACCTTATTTAATAGTGGTACACCACGACCCCAGTTATCATCGTGTTTCTTGTTAGCGATGAAAGATGATAGTATAGAAGGAATATATTCTACATTAAAGGATTGTGCCTTAATTTCTAAATGGGCAGGTGGTATAGGTTTATGGGCTCATAATATTCGTGCTAAAAATAGTATTATTAGAGGAACTAATGGAATATCTAATGGATTAGTACCGATGTTAAGAGTATTTAATAATACGGCTAGATATGTTGACCAAGGTGGTGGGAAGAGGAATGGTTCAATCGCGGTATATTTAGAACCATGGCATGCAGATATAGATGAATTTCTATTATTAAAAAAAAATCATGGTAATGAAGAAGATAGAGCTAGAGATTTATTTTATGCATTATGGATCCCCGATTTATTCATGAAACGTGTAAATTCAAATGATAAATGGACACTAATGTGTCCAGATGAATGCCCAGGTTTATTTGATTGTTATGGGGATGAATTTGAAAAATTGTATACACGGTATGAATCTGAGGGACGTGGAAAAAAGGTTATTAATGCACAAGATTTATGGTTTTCAATAGTAGAATCTCAAATTGAAACTGGAACACCATATTTAGTATATAAGGATGCATGTAATCGTAAGTCTAATCAACAAAATTTGGGTGTTATTAAATCTTCTAATTTATGTACAGAAATAGTAGAGTACTCGTCTAAGGATGAGTTTGCAGTTTGTAATCTGGCATCAATAGGTTTATCAAAATTTGTTAATGAAGAAAAACTAGAATATAACCATAAAAACGTTAAAGTTTATTCGGTATCTAATTGTAAATATTGTACTATGGCTAAAAATTTACTAGATAAAAATAATATAGTCTATGACGAAGAATTATTAACATCAGATACTAAATCAGATTTTATTAATAGCGTTAATACTATGTGTAATGGGGATACGTGTACATTAGTCGACAAGGATAATAGGGTGAAGTCATTTCCCCAAATATATATTGATGATAAACGTATAGGTGGTTATGTCGAATTGTTAGAATATTTAACACCTAAAAAATATTTAAATTATGATAAATTATATCATATCTCCAAAACCATAACAAAAAATTTAAATAAAGTTATAGATGTAAATTTCTATCCAGTAAAGGAGACAGAAGTATCAAATAAAAAACATCGTCCTATCGGCATAGGTGTACAGGGTTTAGCAGATGTATTTGCTTTATTAAAAATACCATTTGATAGTGATGAAGCAAAAGAAATTAATAAGAAAATTTTTGAGACTATATATTACGGTTCTTTAGAAATGTCTATGGAAATTTCAAAAAAAAGGGAGTGTAATATTAAAAGGTATCTAGAATTAAACTCAAAACAAGAGTTAAATGTAGGTGAACAATCTGAACTAGACAGTTTAAAAATACGATTAAAATTATTAGATTCGGAGTTAGATAGAGATAAATTTTTGGGTAGTTATTCTACATTTATTGGGTCACCAATGGAGAAAGGTTTATTTCAGTTTGATTTGTGGGATGGTGTTACAGAATTATACATGAAAGATAAATGGACTAAATTAAAGGCAGATATTCAAAAATATGGTATTCGAAATAGTTTACTAATTGCACCGATGCCTACTGCTTCCACTTCTCAAATTTTAGGTAATAATGAATGTATAGAACCATTTACTTCTAATATATATTTAAGAAGAGTATTAGCTGGCGAGTTTGTAGTTGTTAATAAACATTTAATTAAGGATTTAATTAATTTGGGTGTATGGAGTTCTGAAATAAAAGACCAAATAATTTTAAACCAAGGCAGTGTTCAAACTCTAAATATCCCCCAAAAGTTTAAAGACATTTATAAAACTGTTTGGGAAATAAAACAAAAAAATTTAATAGATATGGCAGTAGACCGGGGTAAATTTGTGTGTCAATCTCAAAGTTTAAATTTGTTTATGGCTAAACCAGAATTTGATAAATTAACCTCTATGCATTTCTATGCATGGTCAAAAGGTTTAAAAACTGGAATATATTATTTACGTACAAGACCTGTAGTTAGTGCACAACAATTTACTATAGACCCTAGATTAGCGTTAGCTTCTAACAATGAAGAGGTGTGTGAAAATTGTAGTGCTTAGTCAGAATCTAGTATATAGTTATTGTTAAAAATAATATTAATTTTATTTATTGTATTATAATCTATCAGACCTCTATCTATAAAATAGCCATAACAAGGTATATTTTTTGAATAGCATGTACCACTTGTCCATGTATATGTTTCATGAGTATAACGTTGAAATATAACTTCTAAATTATAATTATTTTTATATTTATATAAAATTGTAACAAATGGGCGCCCCAAAAAATCTATACCTATCATAATAGGATTTGTTACATCTTGTATATGAACATTATCAATATAATCTAATTTACAAAATGTAGATTTAAATTTTAATAATGGTATATGTATCATTTTATTAACTCCACCTAATAATTCTATAATATAATGGTAAAAATTGTTAATAATATTTAGTTTTTCGTTTTTTATTAAATCTATATAGCATGGATAAACATTTAATAAGAAATTATCTTTATCGTAAATATTTAAAAATGGATAGGATATAATTTTATTAACTATTTCTGACGGAAGTAGGGTCATTAAAATTAATATTAATTTAAAATTATAATTAATATCAATTTTAATGAATAGTATACAAAGTCTATTTATTTAACATTATTTAAAAGTAATTTAAGACTAATAAATAATATAACATTATGGAATTTAAAACAGAAACAGAAACAGAAACAGAAACTAACATTAAAGAAGATTTACCAATTAATATGGAAAATCCAGTAGAAAATCCAGTAGAAAGTCCAGTAGAGAGTGAGCATAATGAAATAGATTCATTTGAGGACCTCAATATTAAGGAGGAGTTATTAAGAGGTATCTATGCATATGGTTATGAGAAACCAAGTGCAATTCAAAGAAGAGCCATAGCTCCTCTTATTAGTGGTAGAGATATTATTGCACAAGCTCAATCTGGTACAGGAAAAACAGCTACATTTTCAATAGGTATTTTAGAATTATTAGATACAAGTCAATCGAATATTCAGTGTATTGTATTAGCACATACTAGAGAATTAGCTATACAAATAAAAGAAGTTATGACAAATTTAGGTACATATATGAATATTAAATGTGCATTAACTGTTGGTGGTACAAGTGTTAAAACTAATATAGAAGAGTTAAATGCAAGTCCTCATATCGTTATAGGTACACCTGGTAGAGTATTAGATATGATTAATAAAAAGGCATTGAGTACAAGACACTTGAAATTGTTTATTGTCGATGAAGCAGATGAGATGCTATCTAAGGTATTTTTAAATCAAATTTATGATATTTTTAGATTTTTGCCATCAGATATTCAGGTAGGTTTATTTAGTGCAACTATGCCACAAGATTTTTTTGAATTAACAAAATGTTTTATGAGAAATCCAATTAAAATTTTAGTTAAAACTGACGAACTAACATTAGAAGGTATAAAACAATTCTTTATTAATGTTGAACGAAATGAATATAAATTTGATACTTTATGTGATATTTATGATAATTTATCTTTTGCACAATCTATTATATATTGTAATTCTAAAAAAATAGTAGATGATTTATCGTTAAAATTACAGAGAAGAGACTTTCCAGTATCATATATTCATGGAGATATGTCACAAGAACATCGTAATGATATTATGGCCAAATTTCGTTCTGGGGAGGCTCGGGTATTAATTTCGACTGATTTATTGGCTAGAGGTATAGATGTACAACAGGTATCGGTTGTAATAAATTATGATGTTCCAAATAATGTTGAAAGTTATTTACATAGAATAGGACGAAGTGGACGGTTTGGTAGGAAAGGATTATCGATAAATTTTATAACTTTTTATGATATAAAAAAATTACACGAAATTGAACAATATTATTCAACGCAAATCGAGGAGCTTCCACAAGATTTTAAGAATTTAATTTAATTTAATTTATTTCTCCTAATTTTTTTTTTAGATTTATTAGATGATTGTCTTATTTTATTATATTTATTACTGAAATATGTGCGTATTAAAATTTCTGCTTTTTTTAATTTATTATTTTTTTTTGTTTTTTTAATCATTTAATATCTATTAAGAAAATATTTAAATATTTAATATATTAAATATTTATGTATTTGAGTTGGGATATTGGTATTAAAAATTTAGCATATTGTTTTATGGATTATGATACAACTAATAAAAAATTTACTATAATTCATTGGGGTATTTTAAATCTTACAGATACTAAACCTATTCCAACTTGTGTTGGGATAATAAAATCTACTTCTAAAATTTGTGGGAAAAAAGCGTCATTAATAGATACTAATAATAATTTCTATTGTGCAACACATGGGAAATGTATATTTAATATTAAGAAATATGACGAAAATCTAAAGTGTTTACATTTAAAAAAAAATAAGGAGCCATGTGGTAAATCAGCTACTTTTAAAAATGGACTTGTTGGATATTGTACACAACATTCAAAAAAATATTCAAATCTAACAAAAATAGTTAATTATAAGAATGCTTTAAAGATTCCTTTGATTAAGTTAGGAGAAAGATTATATAAAGAATTAGACAAGCATCCGGAGTTTTTAGATGCAAAAATAGTTATATTAGAAAATCAACCAGCTTTAAAAAACCCAACTATGAAAAGTATACAAATGATGCTATTTTCTTATTTTTTAATGAAAAGTAAAGTAGAGAATAAGGGATTAATCGAAGATATTATATTAATGTCTGCTAAAAATAAATTGAAAGCTTATACTGGTGAACCCATTACAAAATACGATAAACTAAAGTCGAAATATGATAGGACAAAAAAATTATCAATTGATTATTGTAAAATAATGATTACTGGGGATACAAAATGGTATGATTTTTTTATAAATTGTAAAAAGAATGATGATTTAGCAGATACCTATTTAATGAATTGCTACTATGTTATGAAAAAAAATAAACTTATTAAATAATTGCATACCAACATAATCATAGATATTATATTAAGATGTTACCACACTTTTATTTTTCTTAGGCTGTCCCATAAACCAATAAGATTAACCTAATTTATAAGTAGCATACACGTCTACTCCAATTTCAGCACATTGTTTTACCTATTAGACATTTAAAATGTCTATATCTAACACTAGGTCTGCATCTTTTCTACAAAATAAATTATTTGCACATGTATTTTTAGAATTATATAATTTTCCTACACTTTTAATTTTATAATATAGATATAAAATAAACGTACTATTTAAAAAAAAATAATATATTATTTTGTTTTAAATACTAAGTATAAGTATAAGTATAAATATTTGTATAACTTATTTATTTGAAATAAAATTATTAGTATATCTTATTTGAAAACCAATTAATTTAAGATCATCTCTAATAAAATTCATCAAAGAAGTAAAATAAATAATAGATGTTACTGAAATTGGTAGATAAAATATAAAATAATATAATTGCGTAGACCAATTTATACTACAGCCGATAATATATATATAGGATGAATATAGACATAGGTAGTATAATATTTTAGAATCTTTCTCTAATAAAAATCTGATGCTCAAAAAGCCATTAACTAAATATGCTATTGAGCTATAAATACCATAATACATTAATGCTTGCCATAAATTTGGTGTATTGAATGTTCCATAATTAATTGCAGCTAAATTTATCAATACACTAAAGGTATGATGTAATATAGTACTTAAATGATGGTTTTTAACCATTATAAGTGATACTAAATCAGAAGAACCATATATTGCACTAGCATGTTTCCATGCAATAATAGGCCATTCCTTTTTAAAAGGTTGAATAAATAAAGGAAACATAAATATTATTAACCATAATAATGTATTACATTTTAATAAATTAGAAACTACATATTTTTGTTTACTATTATCTAACTTATAATATTTATTAGAAACTAAATTTAATATTATATCATATACATAATATTGCATATATAATAAAAAACAACTAATAAGAAAGGTCTGATTTGGATGATCATAATTGTTCAAAAAATTGTAAACAAACATTAAATAATAATAATAATAATAATTAAATATTTAAATAAATTTAATGTTTATATTAGTTATTTAAAGAAATATGCGGAAATAACTATAAATATTTATCTAATATAAAAGATATGGAGGTAATTAATCTTGATTTAGGCGATGATATAAGCAAAACTTTGGACATGGGTGATTCTAATTCCAATTCTAAACCACAAAAAATAAATATTATAAAAAATGACACAAGTACTGAAAGTAAGTCTCTAAATTTAGAGCCAAATTTGTCAGTATCTTCAGGGTCTAATAGCAGTATAGGTTTAGATTTATTAATGAATAAGACTAAGAAAAAAAGTGATAGTAATTCTAGTATAAGTGGTAATAGTGAAACATTTAAACCTATTAATATTGAACCACCAAAAGAAAGTTCGAGTATTTTTAGCAAAACATCTTCTAAACCAGAAGAGAAAAAGGATAGTTTAGATGATATATTATCTGATATTAATTTAGATAGTTTAGATTTAGGAGATAGTTCAACTTCGAAAACTAGTTCTGGACCTAGTTTAAATTCAAATTCTAAACCAGAAACAATAAATTTGGATGATGATATTTTTTCTACTTTAAATACAGAACCTACACCATCTGTTGCTACACCTAAAGAAAAAACATACGAAGAACTACAAAAGGAGAAATTCGAGTTGTTATGTCAGCTAGAACGTTTAGAAAATAAAGGTATTAAAATGCAAAAGAAATTTTCAATGACATCATCCTATGAAGAAATGAAATATGAATTTGATAGAATAGTTAATAATAGAGAAGTACAACAAAGTGTAAAATTTCAACGAAAAATGTTGGTTGCTTTTGTCACAGCTATTGAATTTTTAAATAATCGTTTTGACCCAATGGATGTAAAATTAGATGGTTGGTCAGAAAGTATTCATGAAAATTTAAACGATTATGATGATGTATTTGAAGAGCTACACGAAAAATATAAATCTAAAGCTAAAATGGCACCAGAAATTAAATTATTATTAATGTTAGGTGGAAGTGGTTTTATGTTCCATTTAACTAATACGATGTTTAAATCTTCATTGCCTGGTATGGGGGATATAATGAAACAAAATCCAGACCTTATGCAACAATTTGCTAAAGCGGCAGTAAACACAATGAATACTAATGAAGATAGTGGTGGATTAGGAAATCTTATGAATGATATGGTAGATATGAGTGGACAACGTAAGAATTCTAATAGAAGAAATGTTGGAAATTCTAATGGCAAAAGGGCCGAAATGAGTGGGCCACCAGATTTAGATTCTATTTTAGAGCAATTATCTGACAATAATGTTAATAATACAAGAAGTGTAAATTTGGATTCAGATATAAGTGATAGCGATATTGATAGCAATAATACTAAAAATATAGATATTGGTAATATGGGTAGAAGAAGACGTAATAATGATGCTAGTAGTATCAACCTTGATTTATAATTATTTTTTTAAATTTTGTAGTTCATAATATTTCATAATTTGTTTTGCTTTTTCATAGTCTAATTTAGTTATTTTATAAAATTTATTTTTAGGTTTATGTATTAAACAATAAGTACTATTTTCATTAAATAGATTACTAACAAAAATTATAAATATACATGTGATTACAAAAGAAACCCATATATCTCTTGTAGAAATAAAGACAACTGTAAAAATAATAAATCTTCTGAAAATTTTATTACTCATTAATTCTTCGTGAGACGAAGACAATTCCATAGAAATATATTTAGAACCTAAATTTAATATTAACATACTCAGACCTGCTAAATATTTACTATTATTCAATGACGCTAATGAAAACTGATTATCCATACTATATTTCTAGATTTTTTTTTTACTTAATAAAACTAATATAGTTATTATAGTTATTAATCCAATACATACATCTTCAAATAAAATTAAAAACGTAATAAATAAAATTATAATAGATGATAACATATTATTAAATATATTAGGTATTTGATTATTTTTTTGAATCATAATACTAAATATTATTGATAGTATTATAATAAAATTTCTAATAGTTATTCTTTCAAACATATATTAATATAATATAAATTTATTTTATTTTATTAATATAATTATGACAATTGTAGATTCTATGAAATCTATGCAAAAATCTTCTTCAGAAAAAAAGGAGGAGATTTCAAATACCTTTGGAAAAGAAGCATTAAAAAACATGTTAAAATCTGGAATGATAGGACAAGCATATTATTTTATATTAGAAACTATAGGTGCAGAACCAGTAGATAAAGAGACTGGTGAATCTAAAAAACAACCGATGACATTTAAAATTCTAGCAGGATTTATTTTAATTTGTATTTTTCCTGCTGTTCCTATGATTTTTGTAATGATGATTTTATTTAAAATAATATTAACTTTTTCATTTATTACAAAAAAATTATAATGTAAAGAAAAATGTTATATTAATATAATGGATATTCAAAATATTTTAAAATATATGCAATATGGTGGCAGTGAAGAGGAGGGTGGCGAAGGTGAAGATGAAGGTGAATGTATCGTAAAATGTGAGGAGCAAGAACCTACTAGTAATCCTTTTAAACTTATTCTAAATTTTTTTAAATGTTGGTTGCCTATATCACCTAAAACATATAAAGAAATAAAATTGCCATGTATAATGCAAAAATTTATAAATGTTACTATTAAAATTTTTATAGGATTATTTGGAGTAATTTTAATACCTCTTTGGCCTTGGATATTAATTACTTATTATTCTTGGCATAGTTTTAATAAATTCATATTGACAGCTATATTAGGCCCACCTGGATTAGGATTAAAAGCACTAATTAGGTATATAGTAATAATTATTATTATAGTTATCGGAATGTTATTTATTTTAGATTAATTGTATCTTACAATAAATTATTTGTTAATATAATTTTCTAATAATATATTAATATGTCTTATTGTACATTGGAAGAAGCATGGGGACCTGACTATAATAAAAAGAAAAAGAAAAAAAAAGAACAAAAAATAGTTCATAGACCTATAGATACTAATGTGAACAATTCTAATTATCAAAATGTAGATTATCAAAATGTAGATTATCAAAATGTAGATTATCAAAACGTAGATTATCAAAATGTAGATAAACAAATTGAACCTACAGAATCATACAAAGAGTCTATGGAATATAAAAAGGTTGCAGATAATGTTAATTTTGAGAATATTGAAGGTTTTAATGAAAAAGAAATTGAAGGATTTAGCGATTATGAACCAAAGTCTGAAGAAATCTTAGAGGTTAGTAACATGGATAATTATCCTAAAAATTATACTGAACCTTCTAACTATGTTAGTGCTTCTAGTAATCCTGATAATAATTTAATTTTAAATCAGAATGATTATCCATTTCCTTATCAAAATAAAGAATCTAACAAAGATTCCGAAAATTTAGATAATGAAGATGAAGCTATGACAGATTCAGAAGATAATTTAGAAATAGCGGACACTAATACAATTTCGAATTTAACAGATAAAGTAGATGAAATTAATAATAAATTAAATTTTGTATTAGATAGGCTAAATCTTAAGAATCTTGAAATGAATACAAATAATGACAACGTTCATGATATTATATTATTTGTATTATTTGGTATTTTTTCATTGTTTGTTATAGATATAATCTTTAGAGCTGGAATAAGATTTTCTAAAGATATGTAATTTCTAAAGATATGTACGTTTCTAAAGATATGTAATTTTCTAAAGATATGTACGTTTCTAAATTTAATTTTCTAAAAGGTTATATGTTTTATTAGTTAATAAATCTATAGAATCTTTATCATATATTAATTTACCTGTAGGTTTATAGTCATTTATAGTCTTATATTTATTAATATTATTTTTTTGTTTTACAATATTTTTTGGTTTAGGATTTTTTTTATTATACCAAGAAATATATAATAAATTAGGATGGGTATATTTTATATCAAATCCATTATGAGTCAAACAATTAGCTAAATATAAAACACATGATTTAGTATCATATAATGGTATACCATAAATGTAACTAGGAATAGGGAAAAAACAAAAACACGAACAATCATTTTTAGATGCTTGTAAAATTCTATTGTGGCATTTTTTTAATACTTCTTCGTAAACTTCTTTTTTTTGATTTATTCTTTGTTCTCTATCTTCGTGCAATTTATCTATATTTATCATAGGAATAATTTTATTATCAATATTCATATATATTTATAATAATAAATTAAAAATAAATATTTTATTTAAAAAATAAATATATATTTCTTATTATGACTATAAAAAATTTAGTATTAAGCGGTGGTAGTGTTAAAGGAATATCATTTTTAGGCGCTTTAAAAGTATTTGAAGAATATCAAATGATAGATTCTATTAAAACTATTTGTGGTTCATCAATAGGTGCATTAATTGCAACATTAATATGTTTAAAATATACTTATATAGAATTAAGACCTATTTTCTTTAAACTAAATTTTGATAATTTACAAGATATTAATGGTTCAGATATTTTTAATTTTTTTGAAGATTATGGGTTTGATAGTGGTGAAAATTTTTTGAGAATAATAGAGATATTAATAAAGGCTAAAACTGATAATTCTAAAATAACATTTTTAGAACTATATAAAATTACAAAAATTAAATTAGTAATAACAGCGACATGTGTGAATAGTAAAAATATTGTTTATTACGATTTTGAAAAAACTCCTAATGATTGTGTTTCTATAGCTATAAGAAAATCTGTAAGTATACCATTACTTTTTAAACCTGTATTAGAAAATGATAAATACTATGTTGATGGAGCATTAATCAATAATTTTCCTATAGATATTTTTGAAAATAATATTAATAATACATTAGGTATAATAATATCTAGTGAAGAAGATAAACATACAAAAATATCTAACTTTGAAACATATTTATTATCACTTATAGAATGTAGTTATAGAGATGGTGTTAAGAAAATTATAGAAAAATATTTTAAACATATAGTTGTTATAAAAACAAATATACATTTTTTAAATTTTTTTATAACAGATGAACAGAAAGAAGAATTAATAACACTAGGATATAATACAACTATTGAATATTTAAACAAATATACAATAAAGTTATTTGACTATGGAGATTTATTAAAACCAGAATTGAAAGAACATATTATTAGCGTAAAAGATAGTAATATTACTAATTATAAATTATATAATATTAGTAATAATCCAGTAATAATGAAGGTTGATAGTTCTAGTAATGTATTATTTGGAAAAATTTATATTATTAATAATAACTTTGATGTCATAAATAAATATAAAAATATAAAGATAGATAATTTAGATTATAATTTAGAATTAAAAGATAATTTATATATCTATTTACCTAAAATAAATAAGTCTATTTTAAAAGATAAACATTTACTAACCGATGGTAAATGGATTTTAAATAATAAAAATTGATAATCACTTATTGTTTATCTATTTTGATAAATGATATATAACCAAAAAAGGTTAGAATATTGGGATTGTTTTGCACTTCATACATGGCTAATATTGTCTTCTTTTGGAATCTTTTATGCTATATTGTCATTTATTCAAGATTTAGGTGGATTAAAACAGACTAACGAATATCCTTGGATAAAGGGTGTAATAGCAATAACCTCAGGTATACTGTTTTATATTTTTATAGGACTAAGACATTTGGAGGGGGCTAGAATAAGAGGAATAGAGTTAGATTAATATTTTATATTTTGTATATGTACAGTCATGTGTTCTAAAATTTATATTTTCTGTTAACATCATTAGTATTTTACTAATTTATATTATTTTCTAATTTGATTATTGAATTATATAATCTATTTTTGTAATATACTTTATAAAACTTACCATTTATTTATAATAGACAGATGAGTGCTGGTACTTTAATTTAAAGATTTAATTATAAATTAATTAAAATACTTTAAAGTATGTGTATAAATACTTACAATGGTAAATAATCAAAAATCATTAGAAAGTATATTACAAACAAAATTAAATACAATTAATAGTAATAATGTACATAAATTTAATGA